TTTGCTATTGTAGACATAATTCTTGGACTAAGATATATTAAATCAGGATTGGCTTTGTATTCGGCTATGTTATTTGTTGTATATTTTCCTATCATAGTGGTAATTCTTTTTGTTATATCTTAATAATGCTCTTATCTCTTTTCTTTGTTCGACCGACATTTTATCTAATATCTCTTTTATGAGATAATCTGTATTTGACATACTTTCTCGACTTCTTATTAGTCTGTCTAATTTATGTGGATTTATCATTTTAACATATTTAAATTAATTAAATCTCGACTGATTTAATCTACTCTGATTATAATCTACAGACTGGTCGTCATCGTTTGTATTAAGCGATTTAATTAAATATTCGGCATCATCTGCATTTATAAATCCCTTACATCTACCCTTACATCTTAGTATATCGTTGCCGAGTTTATCGTGTTGTTCAACTAATATCCCTGAGCAAGAGTGGCACATTCCAGAGGCTAATGCTTTAATTTGATTTGGTGTCATATAATATTATATTTATTTCCCAATAGCCACCAAGAAACTAATCAAGGTTTTTAAAATTGAAGGTAACTGACTAAGAATACCTAATACTGCTAGACTATATACTACTACCTTACCTATGCTTTCAAATATATTTTTCATGTTATTATTTTAGTTTTTATTTATTAATCTCTGCATTAGTCAAACCGACTATTTGACCGTTCATATGCTCTGTTGACCCATATTCATCTGCAAAATCTATTAACTCTTGGACATCCAACTGTGATAGCCATTTACTATATAGGTCTTCACGGTTATATGTAGTTGTCGGTATACCTCCTGCTCCAAACTTCTTAAACCTGTCTTCTAAATACTCCTCAAATGCTTTGTGTTTGTTTATCATATTTATTTATCTTTATTAATTAATAATTATTCTTGCTCGTATAATGCTCTTAGTTTATGAACAATCTCATATACTAACTCTGGCACTATATCGTTATTAATTTCTGCTTTCATTAGTAATATCTCTAAATCTTGTAGTGCACTAATCTTACTCTTTTTTATTATTGTTTCCATACATTTTCTAATTAAAATAAATTACTGCTAATACGACTATTATAACTGCTACTAATACATTAATAAAACTTATATACATACCTTGTCTTATTCCTGTTTGACGACCTTCGTCATAACCTATCTCTCTAATTTCGTGCATCTCTTTTTCTGTGTATTTTATCATATATTTATTATCTACTTAATTTATAATGTTACTAGATAGACTATAAACAATACTATCATTATCTCTATTGCATGACCTGTTATTTTTGTTATCATATTTATTTGTGGTACTCTTTAATAAATAAACTCTTTCCCTCTGCTTTTGTATAATACATATACATTTTGGTTATTGTGTACCCATGTATTGTTTCGGTTATCCTATACCAATTAAAACCATATTTTTCTATTTTCATATTATTTTTCTACTTTATTATCTTTTAAACTATCCGACTCTGCTACTATGTCTAACGCTTGTTCTAGTTTTTTTTCTAACTCTTTTTTACTTATACTATCTAACTTTTTTTCCATTGCTTTGTATTGTTCTATGTTCATGTTATTTTTCTACTTATTGATATACCTATAGTATATACTAATCCATAATCATTGTCAATGAATTATGTGTATAACTGATTTAGTGTGATTATAGAATAACCTATATATAATAAGGGTTATATGATATTATTATAACATATATTTCTGTATGTCAAGTGGGTGCAGAATGCTTGCAATTTATCCTAAAAAGAAACTCTTGACTTTAAAGTCAAAGTATGCTATACTTATAGTATGAAAAAAGAAGTGAGATTATATATCGGTGGAACATTTGATTTATTGCACAGTGGACACATCGCCCTGTTTAAGAGATGTAAAGAGTTAGGCTATGTTATTGTATCACTTAACAGAGATGAATTTGTTACACGATATAAAAGAGAACCCATACTAACTTTTGAACATAGAAAAGAATTACTGGAGTCCTGTAAATATATTGATGAGGTGATAACAAATATTGGTGATGAAGATTCTAAGATAAGTATTCTATCATCAAAGGCAACACACATAGTTCATGGTAGTGATTGGTCTGGTGATGCACTTATGAAACAAATGGGCTTTGACCAAAAATGGTTAGATATTAATAATATAGAAATGTTATATCTATCTTACACTGCTGGAATATCAACAACAGATATAATAAACAAAATTAAAGGAAATTAAATGACCATGAAAGGAATCATAATTTGTTACCACCCAGATAATAAGGAATACCTAGATAGACTATTAGAATCTATTAAAACAGATTATCCTATTACTGTATTAACAAATGGAATAGATAGACCAGAGAATAGTTATGAGTTAGGGGCAATACATATTGCCAAAGAAATTTATGACGAGTTTATATTACTCCAAGATAGTGTATTAATTAAAGATAATACCTTATTTGATGTTCTGTTTAATATTGATGGTAATGTATTTATAACAGAGGGTGGCTATCATTATATGGGAAAGTTTGTATCTAATACACTTGGTAATATTCCAACAGCCAACAATAAAGATGATTCAATTAGATATGAATTACATTGGTTAGATAAACCTTTTACTATTATGGATAATCCTTTACCTGTTCATACAGAGATATTTGACGAGAATAAAGGTGGTCGTATGAGATTAGAGAGTAAGTATCTTATTAAATGGAAAGGTACTTGGAGTAAATAAAACAATATGAAAGAATATAAAGAAACAAAAACACCAATAGAAGATAATATGTTTAGGTATGTAATATCTAATGATATTCACGAGGTTGTATTTTATTGTAATGATAGTAATTATGAACTTCTTAAAGATAAAGCAGTAGAACATTTAAAAATAAAAACTGCTATTGACATTTAGTGTGATTTATGCTATAATGTAGGTACAAATGAGTCAAGGAAAACAATATACAGAAGCTCAGAGAGAGGAAATAATTCAAAGTATTAGACCATATTTAGAGATGGGTTTTTCTCGTAATAGGGCTTGTAGTTTAATAGGATTAACACCAAGTAATTTATGTAACTGGACTGATAAGAATGAAGCACTTGAAATAAGACTGCAATCATATGAGAATGCTGTTAATAAACTTGTTATGGCTAACTTAGTAGATGCTATAAGAATAGAGGGTGAAAATGATAGTGATAGCAAAAAAGAAACTACTCGTTGGTGGGCTGAAAGAAAAATGAAGAATGATTTCTCTACAAGAACTGAAACAGATATTAATATTAAGGAACTTCCTAAACCTATTATGGACTTTAGGGAAATAGAAACTATAGAAGAAAATGCTTTACTCGAAGACTACAGCAACAAAAAGGATAGCGAAACTATCTAAAAGAATTAGGGCAGTGCAAGGTGGTTCATCAGCATCTAAAACTATATCTATATTATTATATCTTATAGCACTTGCTCAATCAGATGAAAATAAAACTCTAACATCAGTTTGTTCAGAGAGTATTCCACACCTTAAAAGAGGTGCTATTCGTGATTTTAAGAACATAATGCAAACACATGGCTATTGGATAGATATGTTATGGAATGCAACCGATAGCATATATACATTTGAAACAGGCTCACAAATAGAATTCTTTTCAACAGATAATGGTGATAAATTAAGAGGTGCTAGACGTGATAGACTATTTATAAACGAGGCAAACAATGTAACCTTTGAGGCTTTTGAACAGCTAGAAATAAGAACTAATGATTTTATATTCCTGGACTGGAATCCATCAAATGAATTTTGGCTATATTCGGAAGTATGTGGCTGTGAAAGAATAAACTGTATTGGAACAAGAACTGATGTAGAACATATTGTATTAACATATAAAGATAATGAAGCACTTGATAAGAGTATTGTTGCAGCACTAGAACAAAGAAAACATAGAAAGGGTTGGTGGCAAGTATATGGATTAGGTGAACTTGGAGAGGTTGAAGGACTTATATATAAAGGATGGAATATTATAGATGAGATACCACACGAAGCAAGACTTGAAAGATATGGTTTAGATTTCGGCTACACTAATGACCCAACAAGTATTATTGCTATTTATTATTATAATC